GGTAGCAGCGCGCTACGTAAAAAGGTGTTTAAAAAGTTCTTGAATTGCACCCTAAATCACTGACGATCTCATTCGGTGTGCGGTGTCTGCGCAGGTCTTTGCCCAGTCCCAGAAACCACCCTCTCCCATTTCCCCGATCACCAATTCGCGGTCAAGGTGGGACACCTGCTTACGGAGATATTCGGTGAGCTTGCCCCCGTCGATCGATGGCGCCAACGCAGCGTACTCGGTGGCGGACTCGCGGACCCGGCCCTTGATCAGCTCGATACGAACCCGGTGGACAGCGCGCCGGCAAAGCAGCGAGGAGACCAGCGCGCCGAGCGAGAGTAGTGATGTAGCGGAGGCTGCAACAATGAGTATGGTCAGCATGGCGTCTCTTGGGTGTATGATTGGGCGACGAAGTGATACGATGATCCATGACTGTCACCTTGCGAATGCTGACTTGGCAGCAGTTCGAGAAACAGGTCCGGTTCGCGGCGGCGGGGGCGCTGACCGACGGCGCTTTCGCGGCGCGCGAGGCGCTGAAACGGTCGATGAGCGACGCCTTCACTCTCCGGGGGCGCCACGCCGAGAAGGGGCTCCGGGTGACAAAGGCGTCGCGGCGAAATCCGGAAGCCCAGGCAGGGCAGCTCCGGGAGTATCTCGAGGACCAGGTCGTCGGCGGAACACGACCGGACGCGGCGATCCCCTTCGCCAGGCTTCGTCGAGGTGGCCGCAAGATTCGCCGGACGAAATGGCCCGGGGCCCAAATCTCCCAGGGCCGCGCGTTCGTGACGAGGCCGAAGCGCGGCGGCGGGCGCGCGATCGTTCGGCGAGTGGGCAAGAGGCGGCTGCGCTACCAGTGGTCGCTGCCGGCTGGTGCGCAGCGCGTCCGGCCCCGGTGGGAGTACGGCGAGATCGCGGCCCGGGCAGGCATCCCGGCCATCGAGCGCGCGTTCCCGACGCGATTCGCTCGGGCACTGGCGACCGCTCGCGTGATGTAGGCTATCGACGGGTCACCACGATTCGCTGGCCGTTCCGGAGTTCCCACTGCAGACGCTTGGCCTCGGCCCGGGCTTCGGCCAGCTCGGCTTTAGCCCGATCACGCTCGGCAGGTGTCATCTTGACGTGGTGCTGGCGTTCCAGATCGCTGATAGTGCCAACCCAGCCGAACGGTGGGACACGGCAGTTGCCACCATGCCCGGTGCCCCCACAGCGCCGACACACCTGACGTACTGAGGATCGCCGTTGCCGTCGCCGATACCGATCCTCGGCGCACCCCTGGCACTCGTCGGACGTTTTCCAGTGCTTTTCACCGCTGCACGTGACGCAGATCTTGCTCTTTCGGCACTCTGCGACGTAGACTCTGTAGTCTTCGCGCAGCGCATTGAGGTGCGTTTCGCAGAACCTTCGACCCTCTGCGGCGTCGTCGTTGCACCTTCGGCACTTGGTCACCGGGAACACAGTGCCACACCGGGGCCAAATTTGGGGGCCAAACCCGGGACCTTAGGAAGTATTCAAGGTCCACGCCGACGCCCAGGATGGCGCCCCGGCGGGCAATATGTCGGTGTGCGTGGCGCCGATGAACTCGATCGGGCATGGAAGGCAGCGATCGAAGATCTGCAGATTTTCGGGTCGCCGGTCCGCTGGGCCATGGCGCGTCGGACGCTGGGCCCCGACGAGACGGCCCGGCCCGGCCCCTACCGTCCAGAGCCGTACCTGGTCGAGCCGATGGATGCGGCCAGCTTCTCCGACGCGTGTGAGGTCTTGGTGCTGCTCGCAGGGTCACAGGTAGCCAAGACCACGGCAGTACAGTGCATCTGGGGCCACATGGTCGTGGAGGAGCCCGGGCCCAGCCTGTGGGTGGTGCCAACCGAGGAGTTGATCCAGACCACCCGGGCGAACAAGATCGATCCGTTCGTGCGCAACACGCCCGCGTTGTCGGCCCGAGTGGGCAAGACCAACGTCCGGAAAAAGCGGGCAGACAACGCGGTGATGGTCGGATATGACGGCGGCGTGCTGAAGCTTGCCGCGTCAAGAGGCACTACCACCTACGCACAAGACCCGGCGAAGCTGGTGATACTCGATGACGTCGACAAGTTCGGAATGCGTCCCAAGGACGGCGCCCATGTCAATCTTGCGTTATCCAGAATCGGAACCTACAGAGAGCAGAATAGCAAGGTTCTGGTCGTATCAAAGCCAGCCCTGTTCACGGAATCAGAGACAGTCGCCGCATACAAAAGCAGCTCTAGGGCAGTTTACGAGGTTCCGTGCCCTCACTGCGGTCATTACTTCGTATTGTGGCGAGATCGTTTTCGATACAAGGATGATATGTCTCCTCACTTTGAATGCCCGGAGTGTACTAGACAGATATTCGAACACTCCAGGGATCGAATGGTCGAGAAAGGGCGATGGCATCATCGCGCACCGACCCGGGCGGCGATCCGAAAGGGGTATCATTTTTGGGCTGCATATGCGCCACGCCGGTATCGGGGATGGGATGCGATGGCCGAGGCGCTGCGATCTGCTGAGCGGCAGCTGGGCACGGGAAAGGATACGGAGATGCAGTCCGCGCTCGGTGAGGACTGGGCGTGGGCGTGGACGCCTGACAGCGAATCCAAGCTGGATGAACAAGAGGAGCGGGTCTACAGGCGGCGGGAAGAGCCGTTCGCTGGACGGCTGAGGCTGCGCGAAGGGTGCATCACAACCGCGTCGACCGATGTGCAGGGCAACCGAATCGAGACCGCGATCTGGAAGTGGGCGCCGGGTTTGGAGCAGTGGATATGGTTGCATGTCGTGACGAAGAGTCCCCCAGAGTTGCCGAGTACGTGGCTGGCGTGGGCAGAGATACTCGCTTTCCACAAGGTACAGAGCGCGACGGTGGACGCGAAATGGAAAGAAAAGGTCGTGATCGACGGAATCATGCCCCATCTCCCCGAACTCTTCGCGCTGAAATGCGCAGTGTATGCGACTCAAGGAATTGAGACCGCAGGTCCGATATGGCCGGGCGCCGTCGAGCCAGGCAACCCGGTGAACCAGCGCGCAGCCCCCGTCAAAATTCGGGTCAATACGGCCAAGGCGGCGATCTACGGCTGGCTCGAGCACGTCATGGGGCCTGGTCCCGGGTTCATTCACCTGGACACAAAGGTACACAGAAAGCTCCTGAAGCAACTATACAGCGAGCGCCGGGTGACTGGCAGTGGTAGAAAAACGCGGTATGAGCCTCGCCCGGGACGCATTCGCAACGAGCTGCTCGACCTCGCGGTCGGGAATCTCGCTGCGCTCGAGGCATACTGCCACCTGTTCCCGGCCGCGCACCAGTTCATCTCCGGCGGGTCGGGCAAGACATGGCTCGTCGGCCCGGAGGACAGCGACCAAGGCGGGTGAGTGTGGCTGACGCCGCGGCGATATTCGCCAAGGCGTGCGCCAACCTGGCCGCGACCGGTGCCCGTGGCTTGTCTCACGGCGACAAGCGGATTGACTTCGTGTCGATCGCAGAGGTTCGACGCGCGATGGCGCTCGCCAGCGAGGTTGCCGCGGCCCCCCCGGTCGACGAGATCCTTTGCGTGGAGTCGGTGACATTGTGAGCATCGGCAGGACCGGCAAGCTGCTCGCATTCATGGCCGCCGGTGCGGCCAAGTCGACGCCTTCCCATCTGAGCACGGCGGAGGCGGAGCGCCAAGACGCCGAGATGCTGCGACGACGTAGCGAGCACGCCGGGCGCAACCACGGGATCATCCACAACTCGTACCGGCTTCGTCGCCAGGCGACAATGTCAAACCCGGTTGCCCAGTGCGCGACCGCTGGGCTGCAGAAGCGATTCGATCGATGGGCGAACGGCAACGTCGGATTCGAGGAAGCACACGGTACCCTGGCCGCGATCATGATCCGTGTGGCTCACGCGCTGGCCGAGGTCGGCGGTGGGTGGCTCCACGCCATCCAGACGAACGCCGACGACAACGGCCTACGTCTCCAGATCTGGCCGGAGCGGCTGCGCGAGAAGACCGATATCGATGGTCGGAAAGACGGAATACGATATCGCAATGGAGATATCGTATCGGTGCTGTTCCGATCCCAGTCACCGGCCGCGTCCGAGCAGGTTCATACCCAAGTGGCCATTCCCGGCAGAGACCTGTTTTGGTTTCGGTACGCGCTCCATGCAGGTCAAGGGGCGGGGATCTCACCGTCCGCGCCTGCTTTCCTCAACGCCCACCAACTCCAGGAGTACACGGCTGTCACGGTCAGTGGGGCCGCGGTCCGGAATGCTATACCCGTGATACTGCAACGCAAGGTCGCCAACTCCTGGGGTGACCAGGGTCTGGTGAAGGGGAAGCCGTTCACCGACCTGGATGGCCGGGTGATCAAGAGCATCAAGCCCGGAACCATCGGTGTTACCGGTGACGGGACCGAGGCGATCGTACCCCCAGGGGCGACACAGCTCGACCTGTCTCAACACATCGAGCGATCGATCAGCGCCGGAGTGGGGATCCCGTGGGAGCTGGTCGGCGGCTCTCTGGGTGAGGCCTCCATGTCCGCGCTCCTGGCTGCGTTCTTGATCGCCGAGACCGACGGGATCGAGGTTCAGGAGATCTCGGGCTGGTTTTCGATGCTTTCGTGGATCGCGAAGAAGTGGGCCCAGGCGGAGATTCTCGCAGGTCGTCGAGCGAATCCCGATCGAGTGAAATGGCTCCAGCGCAAGCAGGGCAGCATCCAGCCGTTCAAGGATGCCCAGGCCGACAAGCTGCGAGTCGAGATGGGATTCGACACCCACAGCAATGTGATCCGGCGATCCGGACGCTCGCCGGCCGATGTCGCTCGCGAGCGACAAGAGGACATCGAACTGGGGCTGAGTGCCGGTCCCGCACCGGAGCCAGAAGAGCAGGAGCAAGACCTTGCCGCCTGAAAAAATCGCCGGTCTGGTTCGCAGCAATGCCCCGTTTTGCCATACCCGGCAGATCGACGTCCGGGTAACCGAGTCCGTGATCATTCGGCGAGGAACAATCGCGACCGACGTCCCCGCCCGGGCCTTCATACGGGGTATGGGCGAGGTCATGCTCTCACTCCGGGTTGATGCTGCGCTGATCGAGACCTGGCGAACTCAGGGTGTCACACAGGCACCATTCCTGAAAAATCACGGGCTGAATGCGGATGGTTTCTTCAATCCGCCGGCCGTGGAAAACGACGCGCTCGGCCACCTGGACGCATTCGCCGTCGAGACCAAGGACGGGCGAGCGGAACTGGCCGTCGATTTCCATTTTCATCTTGCATATCTCCTCGATAAGCCAGTTCTCAATGCTGCCGCCCGTACATCGCCGGTGATCCCGACATCCGTGGGATTCAGCTTCGACGCGGCAACTGACCTCGAGGTGCTGGGCACCCACGACAATGGTTTGCCTCTGGTGCGCGCCAATTTCTGGCGACTGGCCGAGGGGTCCATCACGACCGTCGGGCTTGACCAGGCCACGCACATACGTACGTCAGACGGTCCGGTGAGCCGCGCAGAATTCGAAACTGTGCTTGCTCGACTCACCGCGCTCACCGCCAAAGCCATCACAGAATCGGTCGAGACTGCCGATCCGGAACCGCAGGAAGAAATCAGCATGACCGAAGAAGAAATCCGAGCATTGGTCCAAGCCACGACCGAGCAAGTTGCCGAGGAGGCTGCCAGCAAGGCCCTGGAAGCTGCGCGGTCTTCTGGCCCGGCGCCCTCTGGCGCCGCGCCCGCTGCAGGCGGAGAAACACCGCCCGATACCACGGATGACCCGGCGGGTGAAGCCGATCCATGGGAAGAGATCCGCGCCGTCGCCATCGAGCACGAAATCGCTCCGACGGAAATCGGCGAGATGCTCGACCAGGCCGGCGCAGACATTGGGGCGTTCCGAGTCATGGTCAAGAGCGCGGTCGCCATCAAGCAGGAGACAGCGACGCCAGCCCCCGACATCGAGGCCGGCACGACGGCCGTCGAGCGGTCGCTGCAATCGTTTATTGCCGCCACAATGGCGCGCGGGCTGAAGGACAAAAAGGCCAAAGCGGAGTGGGCAGAGAAAGCAAGGAAGCTGGATTCCGACTGGGAGAAGCGAGACATCACGCGAACCTGTCAGGACATCTTGCTGGCCAGCGGGAAGTATGAAGCGCGATCGGTCTATGAGATGGACCGTGGTCAGCTCGTCGAAACCACCCAGGAGCGCACCAAGCAGTCGGCCTTGAATGGCCACATGATCATGAAGGACAACGGCCGGTACATGAGGACGGCCAGCGGCGGGTTGACGCCTGCCGATCTTCCATCGGCATACCAGGAGATCGTCACGCTATCGGTGCAGATCGGGTTCGTGCGCTTCGTCATCCCGTTCAGCCAGGTATCGATTCAGCAGACGGTGGAGTTTTTCAGCCGCCCACAGCGCATCGTGGACGTGACCCTGGCGCTGAACTTCCGCCCGCTCGAGGAAATGGAAGGCTTCCTGAACGCCGAACTGAGGGAGCAAGAATCGACGTTCGAGGCATTCGAGTACGGCCATCGATATCCGATCGGTACTGAGGCGCTGGTCAATCAGCCGGATCGACTTCTAGCCGGCATTCCGAGCGAGCTGGGGCAGGCATATGCCGCCGGGGAGAACCAGCTGTTTGTGCTCACTGCCACTTCGGCGGGCAATTTCACCGCAGCGACTCAGATCGCCGGAAACCCCCTCGACTACGGGCGAGACGTGCAGAGAATGTTCGAAAGATCATGGCTGCAGAACCCGGTCAACGCCGCAGCCGGCGACGAGCGCGGCAACACGAGTTTTCGAACTCGGGTGCTCCAGCCCACCGCAGCTATCTGGGGAAGCAGCGCCTGGTTTCCGTGGCTCGAGCGGACGAATGACCTTGAGGCAGGGATGGCCCTCGACCGCGACGAAGCCGCGGTACACGACCCACACCGCACACTGCGCGAGAACTCGCATCTGGCCCTCGATGTCGCTTTCAATCAAGGCATCGCATGGCCAGGACCGGAGTCAGGTTGGTGCCCGATGCGCCATGGCGGCGTGCTCGGTCGCGAGGGTCTCCGGATCGTCCAGACGTCGAGAGGCATCGAGCAGGGCGAGAGAGATCACGTCGTGTTCAATGTGACCAAGAGCTTCGGCGTTCAGGCGCTCAGCGCGCGAACTCGGTATATGTACGAGCTCACCGACAACTCCCTGGCCAACCCCGCACCGTAGTCCAGCGGTATCCCAGCCACCAATAGACCAATCACTCGAGAGAGCAAATGAGCCAAGGATCATCGAACAAGAACGAGCGGCTGACGTTCACCACGACAGTCGACCTGACCAATCGCGAGGTCGTCGTGATCGGCGACACCGTGGGGGTTATGGGCAATGACAGGGCGCTCCCGGCCGGTGCTGCGAATGCCATTGCCATGGCATGGACGTTTCAGTCGGTCGTGCTCACGAGCACTCAGATCGCAGCAGGCGAGGTATGGGTGCCGGGCCAGGCCATCTACTGGAACAACGCGCTGCAGATCGCCACCATGCACCCGACGGAGCAATTCCTCGGGGACTATGCGCCGCAGTCGGGTAATGATAAGCCCGCGAACGCGACCGTCGACGGTGGTGCGGCTGCCGGCGAGCGCATTCACCTGCACCCGCGGCGCGAGCCGGGAACGTCGATGTACTCGATCGATTTCGCGACCGCTCCGGCAGCTGCCCTGCTCCAGGGTGATTTCATTCTGACCAACTTCGGCGCCAAGACCGCTCAGATCGACAGCGCGACCGTCTACACCCAGGGAGACTCGACCCTGCTGCCGGGGACCACGACGATCTCGCTCGGAGATGGCACCGGGGCCAATGACCAGATTGACGCCGCCGCCGCCATATCCACCTACAACGGTGTGAAGGCCACGGACGTCACGCCGGTGAATGTCGACGTCGGCAAGATCGTCCTGCGCGTTGGCGTGGCCGACTTCACCGGCGGATGGCTCCGGATCGACATCCGCTACACCCTGCTCGGCTGATGTGGGCGACTGGCACCAGACGGCGAGGACGATCCTCGAAGACGCATGCGCGGCCACGTTCGGCAGCGTGTGGGACCTTCTCCCGGATGGCGAGGTCACACCGATCCGCATCGTCGATGCGACACTGGACGATTTCGGGCAGACACAGCAGCAAGAGACCCTCGAGGAATCCGTCGCGTTCACCGTGCGCAAGGTGCTCGAGGTGCGCAGGTCGCTCGGTGTCAGCAACGCGACCTTTCCCGGCGGCGAATCATCCGTCGCCGGGACCGCCACCCGGCTCGACCCTGACACCCTCGCAGTGATCGACACCTGGCAGATCGTCGCGACAGACGAAGACAGCAACAACCTATTTCTCTATTTATCGGGACCAATACCAGAATGAACAAAGAAGAAGGCACAATACCAGCGAGTGCTACACACGTGGCGACGCTCTCGATCGACACATCGGCGATCACGGAGGTCATCGCGACAATCGACGACGCGGTAGCGACGTTCAACAACGCGTGTGGTCGATTCCAGGACAGCCTGTATCCCTATCACTCACTCTTGCGCTACGAGCACCTGAAGCCCTCTCTGCAGGAGGTCTCGCGGCCGATTTGCGAGCTGGGAATCGCGATGGCCGGCGAACTGCCGCCCGGCCCGCTCGTCGGTGACATGCTGCGTGAGCTTTGGCGGGCGAAGAATCTCGCGGTGGCCAAGGAAGCCAATCGCCAACCCCGCGACGGAAGGGGCGGGGTCTTTGACCAGGCCCATCTATTTCGATATGAGCATCTGGCAGAAGGTCACCAGGACATCGCATGGCGCTTCCACTCGCTCGCCGAGAAGACGATCGAGAACATGGCGCCGGGTGAAGCGCGACCCGTTGTCGACCTGCTCTGGGAAGCCAAGAATCTCGCCGTTGCAGCCTCGCTTGCATAGCCTGGAAATCAATCATGAAACCAACTCGAATCATTCTGGCAGTCTGTCTCGCCCTGGCGCTGGCCGTCGGGTGCGGCGATGACGGACCGGGCGACCCCGGTCCGGACGCGGATACAGGACAGCCGGCCCCGCCACCGGAAACCCCCGACCCCGACCCCATCTCGACCAACTGTGGAGCGCTGAACATGGACCGAGACCGCAATCTTCCAGGCTTGGTCGACCCGTTCGAACCCGACGCCGACTACTACGGCCGCGATCCCGGACACGTCGAGATGCAGCGGTTCAAGGGATCGCCGCTCGGTGGCAGTCCAGTGACGCCGGAGCACATGACCCTGCTCACCGAGACGATTCGCAACGCCGAGATCGCTCTCGGGGAGACCCCCGATCACACCGATGATACCCAGCTGGCGACACCGCTGGCCCTGGCCCTGGTTCAGAACGCCATGCCGATGAACCTGGCCACGGCCTGCGAAAAATCGGACGCGCTCGGGCTGGCCTTCAAATCGTCCGGCAGTCCGGGAGACCCGGGATACTTCGCACTACGAGCGACAGTGGGGGCTGCCACGAGCTACGTACCGATTGAAGGACTGCATCAGGGTTCCGTGATCACTGATGTCGCCGTCGATGTCGAGCACCCCGGATCGGTGGTTGGCGATCTCACAGTCACCCTGCTCGAACTGAAGAACACGCAGCTGGTCGCCAGCTTCGTCCTCGCAGCCATCGGCAGCGTCAACCCGACCGCGGGATACGAGACCTTCTCCTCTGCAATCTCGGCCCCTGACGGATATGCCGTCGGTGACGGACAGCTCTACGTCGAGCTCAAGCTCGCCGGCTGGGCTGGGGCGTTCTTCCACGTCGGCGGAGTCAAGATCACCGGCGACCTCGCCAGAACCCTCCCCTGAACACCCATCGCGACATCAAGCCGTACAAGGCCTCACCATGACCATCCCCGTACATACCACTGAAGGTAAAGCCCGCGACCCGTTCCGGCGCAAGGTCGTGGTCGGGGATTGCGTGCTGTACCTCGCCGATTGCCGCGATGTAATCCCGACGTTGATCGGTGTCGATACGGTGTTCACCAGCCCGCCGTACGCGCAGCAGCGGACATACGGTCAAAGCGATCCGTTCGATTGGGACGGTGTTGTGCCCCCCGCGCTGGCGAGCATCGTCTGCAACGGCCAGACGCAGGTTCTCGTCAACCTCGGGTTGGTACACCGCGACGGGGAGTTGTGGGAGTACTGGCGGCCGTTGCTGTCGGCCATGCGGGCCAGCGGCTGGAAACGGCGAGCCGAGATTATCTGGGATCAACTTCAGCCACTACCTGGCCGGTTCCCTCGACTCAACCCATCCCATGAGCGGATCTTTCATTTCGCCAAAACCCTGCGCGACCCGGCCCCGTGGATACCCACCGGTGGGCGTACGAACTGTCGAACCGGCTTGCGAGTGGGTGATCGTGTGGACACGTTCACCGGTGCCGGTGAGCGTAACCGTCCTTATCGTGTGGATGAGTCAGTTTGGCGAGTGCGGAGAGATACGAGCGGCAGTCACGTCGCCGCTATGCCGGTCGAACTGCCGATCCGCGCGCTTCGTTCCTGGCCGGGCTGCGTTCTCGATCCGTTTCTGGGGTCGGGAACTACGCTGGTAGCCGCCGTCCAGCGCGGGTTCAAGGCCATCGGAATCGAGCAGCACGAGCCCTACTTCGAGAGCGCTGTGCGCCGGGTCATCGAAGCCTACGCCCAGCCGAAACTTCCCGGGCTCACCCGACCGGAGCCGCAAGAGCAGACTGCGCTGGCGCTATGACCATCCACCGATTCTCACTCTCGCCAGAACCCTGCCCTGATCACCCGCCGTGAGGATCGTAGATATCCAAAGGCTTCACTCTGCCATATCTCGGCTTCCACCCCCGATATCTTGAACACCCCCATTCTTCATGGCTCACCTTCGGAACATAACAGTTCCCGCATACATCACCTGAAGCCATCGCCTGTTCATACTCGCTTCGAGTCATCGCTCGACAATACACCATGTCTGGACAGAAGTTATGACCATCCACCGATTCTCACTCACAATCGCGCTCGCGCTCGCCTTCTTCGTCGCCTGCACTGGGGGCAACGGTGCCGTCGCCCGCTGCAGCTCTGACAAGATGGCGCCGCATCTCGGCGCCCGTGAGGGTGTATCGGAGCATGTGCCCCTCGCGCGGCTCCGGCAACGGCTCGATGGCAACCCAACCCTCGTCGATCAGCTCTTGGACGACGTCCATGGACAGCCTTGGGTCGTGGTCGCTACCCCTCCAGAATTCATCTTCGACTCGAGTGTACGTGGTAGTGGAGAACGCCACATATCTAAACTTCTGTTTCGCTGTCATCATCATTGGTTGCTCCGGGAAAGTGCCCGACGCTCGGCACACGGAGAACCGTCGCCACACAGAAAAACGTGTGCGCGAGCATCAGGCGAATCATGGAAGTGGTTCTCTCGTTCTGTGTGGCCGGTGAAGGATGCCCGGTTGGGTCCGGGATGTCAAGCATCATGAACTCGGCCATCGTACATGGTCCCGGACCAGCCCGGCATCGCCGCCCGCGAGGCAGGCTCATCGCGAGCGGATCGGCAGAATCGCCAGGGGGGGGGCGATGATGTTGTTCCGTCAACGCCTCGACAGGTTGGAAGATGCCGCCGCGACCATCCTTCGCGTCGACGGTGTCGCTCCGCGCGTGACGACCGGAACGTCCGAGGCAGTGCTCGCCGGCGCAGCGCTGTCGCTCGACGTGACGGCCCAGCTCAGATCGTGGGAGCAGTCGCCGATGCTGGGCCTGGCCAGGGTTGAATTCTGGCTCACCGCCCAGGCGACGTCTGCCAATAGTTCGGGCGCCAACGGATGGACAAACAGCACCCTGGACTATGCCTGGACGCGTCTCCTGGCCCGGGTGCCGGAGCTCCCTGAGCTCGGAACGATGCAGCGCGGCGACCGAGTGACGGTCAGCACCAACGAGGCCGGCGGGGCGTGGTTCGTGGTGATGCGTGACCAGGCGGTGCTCGAGATCCAGATGGCCGGGCCTGGCGGCGACATTGTCGGCATCGTCGGGAGTCAGGTCACCCAGCTCGACCCCGGCGCGCCCGCGGCGCGGGCGCAGTCGCAGAGCCCCCAGCTCTTCGTGTCGCCTACGCTGCTGATGGTCGGCGAGGTCATCCCGGTCCACTGGGCCAGCGCGCTGACCGGTGATGCCATCGAGCTGGTCGACGAGTCCTTGGTCGTGGTCGACACGCACGCGGTCACCGCCGACGGACCAGGAACATTCGATTTCCCGAACTCGATCGCCGGCACATTCGGCGCCCAGCTCCGGCGAGCGGCAGCAATCATCCAGACCAGTATCAGTGAGACCGTACGATTCGCACCCCAGGGGGTATAGATAGATGGCACTAGCACCTACAAACGTGGTCCGCTTCAGTCTCTCAGCCTTGGCCGGCCAAGGGACCGAGCGGCTTCTGGCAATGGGCCCTATCGGCGCCGGCGGAACAGCCGCCCTCTCCACGCCTGTGCAGATCACCAGCGTGGCCAACGCGGAGACCCTGTTTGCCGACTCACCGGTAGTGGATGCGGCCCGGGTGTGGTTTCGGAGCCGCCTATCATCTGACCGCGAGCTGTGGGCATTCGGCTTCGATGCCACGACGTGGCTGGCCAACACCTGGGGCTTGACGGTCACCGGCACCGCCACGTCCGGCGGCTCTCTCGTCTTTCGGTACGGTGATGCCACCCTGTCGATCACGGTCGCCAAAGACGACGACGCCAGTGCCACGGCCGCCAAGATCAACGCCGCCATCAATGCCGCCAACAACATCCCCGCCACTTCGACCGTGCTCGCCGCGGTGGTGACCGTGACGTCGGATTACGTCGGGCTCGAAACCCAGCGCACGCCGATCTCTTTCGATCTGTACTCGACGAGGGGTGAGCCCGGAGTTCCGGGAATCTCCGTGGCTGTGGTCTCCGATGACGTTGGCGCCGGCGAGCCCGGCGCGCTTGTGACCACCAATATCAGCGGTACCGAAAGCTACGACTGGTACATCCACGGCAACCACGGCACGGCACTTCTCGACTCGCTCGAAGATCACCTCGAGACGCGACACCAGGACCACAACAACTACGCCCGGGCCTTCGCGTCGATCGCGCTCGCCGACCAAGCCGCTACGATCGCGGTGGCCACCGCGAGAAACGACCTCCATCACACCTGGGCCGCCCAGCAGCAGTCGCCCACGTTCGAGCTGTCGGCTGCTACCCACACCTTGATCCAGGTCCTGCAAGACCTTGACTTGCCCGAGGGCGCTGGTGGCTTTCCGTCGCAGAATCGCCCGTTCCTCGGCCCGGCACCGATCGAGCCAAACTTCGACGCCGAGGCGATCCTGCAGGCCGGGATTTCGCCGATCCGCGTATCACGTACCGGCGCAGCCGTGTTTGTCCGGCTCGTGACGAATCGCCGCACCGATGACGGTGCGGTCAAGGACCTGCGCCTGTTCGGGCTCGATGCGCCGATGCGCACCCGGGAACTCGGGCAGCGCATGGTTGCAGAGAACGCGTTACAGCTCGACAAGGGCATTCTGGGGCCGGGACAGCTCGCCACGAGCCTCATCGCCGGACGCCAGACCGACGAGGCGCTGATCCTCCAGCGGTACGAAGCGCTATTCACAACCGCGAACGAGGACGGATTGATCACGACCGTCGATCCGACTCAGACATTCGATCCGGCAGCCGTGGTCACCGGGATTGTCCTGAAGTTCGACGGCGGCACCGCCATCGGATGGGACCTTGCCGTTAACCCCGAAATTGTGCAAAACGTCGTGGCCATGACGACCCTTGCAACACTTAGGTAGGAGGTAGATAGATGGCGAACTCACCCTTTCCCGCGTCGCAGCTGTCGTCTCTTACGATCGACGGTGACGACTTCATTGCCACTGGCGATGTATCGTATACAAGAGAGCAGTCAACCCAAGAGCGGCAACCCGACGCTCACACCCGGATCCCTCAGTTCAAGTTGGCGAACATGCCCGGCTCCCTCGAGGTCACCCTCAAGACTGGGAAGACAGCCGCGGCATGGGCGGCGATGGTGGCCCTGCGACAGAAGCCAATCGAAATGTCGTTTCTTTCGGGTCGCAAAATAACGATTAGTGACGCAACACAGTCGACCGGCCCAGACGGCGTCAAGCAGAACACTACTTCTGGCGAGTCGGACCCGATAACGTTCTCGTTTTCCACCTCCGTAGACACCGGAGCACCGTGAGGGCAATCATGTTTCCAGTATCCAAATACCATAACCGGATTCTCAGCGGGTACGGAATCCGTGTCGTTGACAAGGTACACGCCAGGCGCCTGGTGCTGCGCCCCGCCGGCGAAGTTTTCGCCGCGGCCGACAAGCTGTCCAAAGAACGGCAAGCTGCGCTGAAAAAAGACCTGGAGTCTGCCCACGACAAAAAGACTGCCAAGGACGTGATGGCGGAGCTCTACCCGAAAAGGCCGCCCGCCGAGCCACCGAAGAAGGCCTCCGCGAAGAAGTAGCTGTCCATGGCGGCACGCTTCCCCATAACTGCCATTTTCCGTGGCCAGTTCGATCGCCTGGTCGCCGGGGCGCGCCGTGCGTTTGGGCAAATCGGGCGCGAGGGGAGCCGGCTCCGACGCGCAGGCAAGGCCGCGGGGCAAGCTGCTGGATCTGTGGCCGTGGGTGTTGCTGCAGCAATGGGCGCCTCGCTGCGACGAGTGATCGCGTTCGAAGACTCACTCGACGCAATCCGCGTTCAGGCCGGTGCAACCGAGTCCCAGACCGCCGGTCTGCGCAACCAGATCAACGCCACGTCGAAGGCTACCGGGATCAGCCGAGAAGAGATCGCAGGGGCCGTTGATGCGCTGGTCAACCTGCAGGGCGCCAGCGCAGCGATCGGCGATGTGGGGATCAAAAACATCAGCCTGATGGGCCGCGCCGCCAAGGCCACGGGCGCATCCGGTGAGGATCTTGCGGGTGTCATGTTCGCGCTGAAAAACGCGTTCGACATCTCGTCGCCAGAGGAGATGGAACGCGCACTGAGCGCGGTCACCGCGATCGGCAAGGACGCCTCAGTTCCGCTATCTCAGCTCGGCGGAGTGCTGCAGAAAGTCGCGGTGAAGTTCAAGAACGTGAGCGCCGGCGGCGTGGCCGGGGCCGCCGACCTGACTGCGGCATTGCAGATCGCGCGCGAGGCGTTCGGCTCCCCCGAGGAGACGGCGACGGGCTTGAAGGCGACGATCACCGCCCTGCTTGGACAAAGTAGGGAGTTCAAGAAATTCGGTGTCCAGGTATTTGACGTCGGGAAAAACGGCGAGCGGTCGCTCAAGCCGCTGCGCGAGATCCTCGATCAAATCGGTGAATCCGACCTCGCGACCAGGCCAGACTTGCTAAAAAAGGCGCTTGGATCGGCAGAGGCGTTGGATTTTACCAACGCCCTTATAGGCAATCGCCAGGCCTGGGATGATATGGCCGTATCGGCCCTGGAAAGCACTTCGATTCAGACTGATTTTCTGGCCCGGGCCGGGAGCCAGGCAGGCCAGGTCCAGATCGCCCTGAACGAGTTGAAGCTCGCCCAGGATGAGGCGTTCACCCCCGAGCGCCTGGCCGGGTACATCGAAGGGCTCAAGGCGGGCGTCGATCTGCTCGTCAAGACGATCAACTTTTTCTCAGACGTCGGGGAGAGCATCGGGGATCTCGGCGCGTTCGTGGTCGAACGGGGGATTCAGCGGGATTTGAAGAAAAACCAGCTGATCGCCGAGCAGCTGGGAACCGAGCGAGGGACCGTCCCCAAGCGCCTCCAACGCCAACTCAAGCGTGAGGGGTTTCGCGGTGAGGAGTTACGCAACGAGGCGGCTCGGCGACAGGTTCGACAGGCAGAGCGCGAGGGCCTCATCCAGGATGGCGCGGTGCAAGCGTCCAGGGTCGGTCAGATCATAGGAAAAGGACCGTTGGACCCTGCCACCTTGGCAGCGATCACTAACTTACAGCTCGCCCAAGAGCGGGTCGCGGCTGCTCGATCCCAGCCCGCGGCTCTCTCGCGGCCCAGAGCAGAGGCCGCCGCCGCGGAGTTTGCACAGGCTGGTCAGTTTCCGGCGGCTGCCCAGCCCACTCAGTTCGGCCAAGGCCAGGGCGCGCTGCTGCAGCTTTCCAGGTCGCAAGAACGCATCGCTGAGTCTCTCGAAAAAAATACCGCGAGCCTTGGTCGCGTGATCGGCATCGTCGACCGGGCAGGTGCGCGGTGAGTCTCCCTGCTGCCATCAACGAGGACTATGCCCTGCGCTCACAGGCATCGTTCGCCGGGATCCCGTTTGGCTGTGAATCTGCCAGCGAGCGCAGCGGAAAGATCACGAGCACCGAGACCCGGGTTGGAGTTGGGCAGCGGTCCATAGCTGTGGCGAATCGTCTGAAATCTTGGCCCATGACGGGGTATATCACTGGGGCAGACGCACGCGCACGCGGCCAGAGAATGCGCGCGGCGCTGGATCGCAACGTCCCGCAGACCCTCGTGCATCCCTGGCGCGGCAGGCTGCAGGCGATTGCCGAGGATGTCGACTGGACATGGAACGCTCCGGAGATCCAATACGCCACCTTCGTGGCCACCTTCGTCGAGGCATCCTTCCCCGCGGTGCCGCCCGCACAGGACGCCCCGCAGACCTCCGGCGACGCGCTGGCCAGGCTCGAGAAGCTCGGCGAGGACTTCGCCGGTGAACCGGCGTCGGTGGACCAGTGGGTGGCGATCGCCCCCGATCTCGGGCTGGATCCCGACCCGCCGGACTCGGATTTCACCCGCAAGGCAACAGCCGCGGCGCTGGAATCGCCGGCGGCAATGGGCGGCGACATCCCGACCGCAGTCCAGGCCACCGGGCAAGCCGTCCGTCGAGCTGACACCGGCGAGCTCGACCGGGAATCATGGCAAGCGCTCGACCGCGAGCTGCTGCTCGTCGCCAACCGCCACAACTCCCCGACGATCTGGCGATACCGCCAGGTGCTCGTTGCTTTCCTCGGACCCGATGGCGCCGCCTCGCTGGCCAAGATCACCACCGCCGATGGCGCCACCCTGATCGGAATCGCGGCGGCCGAGGGCGTAGATCCTGGAGTCATTGCCCGGAACAATCGGCTGCTCGCCCGCAGCCTCTTCGCCCGCGGGGATATTCAGCGGTGACTGCTGTGGTCGAGATCGGGGGACGCCGCGTATCGTTCGCCGGCCTGACGATGACCCGAGGGGTCGAGCTTGCCATGTCGATCGCCGACATCGAGACTCACGAGGTGCTCTTCGGCGAGCAGGGCCAGAAGGCCAGTATCCGCTGGAACGGCGAGCAGGTGTTCGCCGGGTACGTCGAGCCGGTCAACGGCAACTCGCTGGCCGGGTATTCGGTGGGCCTGCGGTCCCTGGTTGTCGGCCTCGACAAGGTGGACGCGCTGGGAAACGAGCACTTCCCGGAGCGGAACACGGTTCGCGGAATCGCCAGCGCGCTGGCCGGGCTCGCCGGTGTGGCCGTTGGGGCCATCCCGGACGCACCGGTGAACCGGTGGCGACTGAAGCGTGGCACCAGCTTCCGCTCGGCGCTGCAGCAGCTGGTCCAAAGCACTCAGCTGGTCGTGACCGACGACGCCCAGGGCCGACTCGTCATGTTCGGCCTCGAGGAGCGACCGGACGTCGCTCCGCTCTGGCAGCAGGGTCGCTCCCCCACGCTGGATGCCTTCCAGATCTCGTCTGACACCTCGGACATCCGAGCTGAGTATCGGGTCCGCGGCCGGCGCGCGCTCGTCGACGGAGATTTCGATTCAACGAACGACGAAGAGATCGCCGAGGGACTCGCCGCCGCTGCTCTGCCAGCCAGCCGCAAGGTCCTGCCGAACAAGGCCGCGGCCAGCCGTGGCGACGCCGCTTCTCTGCTCGATTGGACGGCCAAGACCGCTATCGCCAAGGCATACCGCGTCGTCGTGAACGTGAATGAGTATCCCGGTGACCCCGGATTCGCCCGGCTGCTGCGTGGAACGATCGCCATTCCGGGTGTCGCAGAGCAGTTCGCCATTGACGAGATCCTGATCGCGACTGAGGTGCGCTCGGATTTCGTGACCAGCCAATTTTCGGTCGGGTTCGTCCTGCCCGAATCGTATCTGCGGCGACAGCGGACGGCGCAGGCGCGATACACCGGCACCAGGCAGTGGCGCAAGGCCGGGAGAACGAGGTGAGGATCGGGCGCGTTTCAGAGGTGCTCGACAACGGCCGGGTCAACGTCCGGCTCGGTGCGGAGAACATCCCTGCGGTGATCGTCTTGTATCCCAAGGGAGTCCAGTTTGTCGCCGAGGTTGACGATCGTGTGTTGCTCTTCTCTCTCGCGGAAAGCGCCACCGATATCTACGGCCAGCTGGTCGAGGTCCACGCAGGCGAATTCGCGGCCGGTCCCGGCGCCCGCGTGGCTACGGAATCCCAGGTATCCAGCTTGCACAGCGAGCTGTCGGGACACATGCATCCCACGGCCGGGACCGGCGCTCCGTCACCGCCGTCCCCGCCGATAGCCGCGCTCCCGGCCGGCTCGCAGAAGGTGAGGGTCGAGTGAATCGAAGACTTCTACGAGAGGCTGTCGGCCATGTGTTGGCCATGGAGACCGAATGGCGCGGTGATCCCGCTGTCCATGGCCGGGCAATGGCCTGGCTCGGCGCCGTGCAACCGATGGGGGCGCGTACAGAAGAACCTTCCGACGATGAGCTCGACGCCTTTCATCGGGCGTGCAATCGGTTCGGTCGATGGCTGCCATTCCCGATCACCTTCATGCTTCAGGCTGCGTTCGACAGGCGGCACCCGGCTGGCCCCGACGGCGTTCCCATCGGTCTGATCGGTGATAGCGGGTGCAACACCTGCGACCTGCACGCCACCATGGAGGCAGAGGGGATGTGCAGTGGATCCGGCGGGCATTTGTGCGTCCGACCGCTCGGTCGGGGCTCACGGAGGGCGCAGTGATCGTCACACTCGAGACATTCTTCACAGGCGACGCACCGCAGGAGGTGATCGACCTCGCGGCGGCGCTCGGCACCGAGCTCGTCGACGAAGGGGACAACCCCTGGCTCGGGCAGAGATTCGGCAGCTCGATCGAGGAGCTTCGCCACCGGGCGCCGAACCCCCTGCCGGCCA